ACCGGCCATCATCAGGAACAATCGTTTTCATGAACCGATCAAAGGACGGCATGGCCAAGCCCTTGATCAACTGCATTTCTCTGGCGAGTTTCTTATCCATGCCAATAAGCCTCATTCCGTTGCCGCTTCAGGTCCGACCGCAGGGACTTGCCTACTGCCTTCCGGTTGCCCTTCAGATGGTCCAGACGTTCGCCTAGTGGCCCGTTGACCAAAGGATGCCCGGTGTTCTCCGCATCACCAGATAGCGATGCCGTCTTGATGTTCAAATTGCCCCGCACATGATCCAGCGCCATGCAGTCGTGCCATTCGGACAGGCTGAATAGTCGGTCGGTCACGTACAGCCGGACCATGCCCTTGACCAGTTCCGCGCCGGCCTGATTCCGGCGCACCATAAAGAACCCGGTCTCGGTGTACTTCTTGGCACGCTTGAGGATTGCCAGATCGGCATCCCCTAACAGGCCCGACAACCATTCAGCATCAACCGGCGCGTGCGTTACGCAATCCGCGTCGATCCAGACCAGCACATCCGCCGTCCCTACGCGAAAGGCTTGCTCTAGCGCGGCAACCTTGTGCGCGAACCGAACCGCATCGAACCGATAGTTCAGGGTCGGGCGCCACTTGTGCCGTTCCTTGAACTCAGGCAGCCATTCCGAGTTGTCCTCAAGCTGAGAATCCGTCAAGGTCCGTAGCTTGATGTCGCCCCAATACTGCGCGAAAGTTTCGACACACCGCTTCGCATGGGACTCCCAATGCTTGTCTGCGTAGGTCGTCACAGCGTCAAAGGTCAGCACACCAGCCCCCGGTCTTTCAGATGCATCCACGCTTCACCAGACCGCATTTCATCCAGCGACCAGTTCAGCCATGCCACATCAGCCAGGAATTGCTCACGCCCTTCAGGCATTTCAGCCGTCGCGATCTCGGATAGCGGAACACTAAACGCCGCCGCCGCACCCGTCTCGCAATGAACAGGGATGCCATAGGTAAGCGCCTCGATTGCCGCATTGGAATGATGCGTGACCAGCGCCGAGGCTTTGGCCAGACTTTCCTCTATCGGCTTGAGGTCGTATTCCACGCCGCGAATCTGTTTGTTAAACGGGTCGTTCGGCTTTGGTCGGTACAGAACCCGCTTGCCGCAGTCCTTCAGCCGCTCGCAGACTTCAGTTTCCCATTGCTGGAACACCGTGCCATGCGTTATGCACGACTTCATGGTCGATCCGGCAACGATGATCGTGTTGCCGCCCCTCTTTACCGGCTGAATGTTCACGCCAAGCGATGCTAGGCGCGTGCTTGGCAATCCGGCCCTAACATAGCTCTCGGGACTCCATGCCCCTACAGCGAGCCTGTAGTGCGTCTCACGGTTCCAGTGCCCAATGTCAGCATAGACGAACTTTGGGTAGCCTAGATAGCTCGCCCGCCGCTTCCAGCCGTAGCACACGGCCACGTCCATCCCGTGCAATGGCGATGAGTTGACCGAATGCCGGTAGGGCCGATCACCGCAGCGGCCGATGCCTTCAATCATTGCCTCGGATACCCAATGGTAGCGACGCTGGGCTGGGTTCGTCAGGCAGACTACTCGCAATGGCACTTCAGGCGTACTTTTCATCAACATGCGTGGCAAGTATCCCGGCCTCGAAAGCCTCGGCGACTCGCTGCGCCGGAACATCGTTCTCTTCGCAATACATGCCGATCTGGTTGAATACCAAGATCATCTCGTCAGGCCAATTTCCAATCTTAACCATGCCGTTCTCCGATAAAAAAGGCTTGACATCCCTTGAGGGGCGTATTACCTTGGCCGCATGAAACCGAAGATCAGCGCACCAGAAGGCATGAAGCTTTGCTCAAAATGCAAGGAAGTTAAACAGAACTCAGAGTTTTACGTGAGCAAGAAAGCTAAATGCGGGCTATACTCGTGGTGCAAAACATGCACCACCAAGACAAGTGCTCGGTACTACAATAGTAACCTGGAGAAGCAAAGAGAGAATCAGCGTGCAAAATATGCTAAAAACAGAGAGAAATATATAGCATATAACAGAACTTGGAGAGCAGCAAACCCTGAGAAAAACAATGCCATGCACAGAAAAGCTGATCGAAAATCAATTGAAACGCTTTCCGACAAGTACATAGCACAAAAACTCCATGCACCAATTTCCGACCTGCCCCAGGAACTAATAGAAGCAAAGCGACTACAACTCACCATCAAAAGGGAACTACAAAATGGCAACTACAGACATCACAAGCCTGCGAAATGAACTGCTTGAGCTGTTCGACAATCTCCGCAGCGGCAAGATCAAGCCAGCAATGGCAAAGGAAATCAACAACACCGCTGGCAAGGTCATTGGCAGCGTAAAAGTTCAGCTTGAATACTGCAAGCTGGCTCAGATCAAGCCAGAAATCGAGTTCATCAAGAAAGGCAAATGATGTGACTACGAGGAAGGACGGCCTCGTCAGCTAGTTTCCGGCACTTAAGCCGAGCAACCAAGGTTGCTGACAATTTCCCTTCATTTGGCCCTAAAGCCTCGCAGCACCGCCGACAAATTTTCTGCTGTCTGCGTAGTCACGTTAAACTTAACGGCTCCGAAAGTGGCCGTTCTTGGAGAATTAAATGACAGTCCCAGAAGCGTGCAAAGGCTGCGCCCATCGCTACAACGATTATTCTGAGGGGCAGAACTGTAGAAAGATTGATCGCAAGATCGTCCTTTCAGGCGGGCGTATCCTTGAGTGGCCCGGATTTGCGGTTGAAGAAGCATTCAAAGAATGCGGAGGCGATCATGCGAGTCCGTCAATATTTTCCCGCTTTAGATATTACACCTGGCTATAAGCCAAAGTGCTTGAACGCTGTCCCTGCCCCGATTTCCTCAATTCTCCACGTTGCCCACGCCAGCCGCTCGAACATTGCGAGCCTGCCAGCATCGGTGTTGTCTTGTTCCGCGATCCATAGCGGCATATCCGACTTGACCGGAATGCCCCATAGCAGCGCCTTCACGGCTGCCCCGCTTCCCCATGTGCGAACCATGCTGGCCTTAGCCAGATCTTCCCTCAGCGGCGTGCGCTCGGCCTTGCCGGGGTGCCTGCGAATCCTTCCGCCGCATTGAGCCTTAACCTTATCTGCCCAGCCGTGCGGCATTGCCACGCCTTTCGGGCCGATGCCTCGCTGCGGCAATATGACGATCTCCTTTCCGCCTTCCCGCCACGGGTGTAGGGGCGGATTGATCCATGCCCACCGCTCAGGGCCACCAACCGGGAACCGCCCAGCCGTGTTGTGTTGGCCTAACGCCAGCGAAAACCACCGATCCCCGGCGAAATCATTGCCCCATAGCGCGTTCTCGGCAACGATGACCGGACGGTTGAAACGCTCGAACATCTGTGCCGCACGATCCGATTCGCGGTAGCGATTCCAGATCACCAGAATGTCACGAGGGCCAGGGTGCATCGTGACGCCAAGCCTGACCTCATACCCACAAGCCTTCAAGCCGCGCTCGAATGCGTCTCGGCGGTAGTGGGAATCGTTGCGCAGTGCAAGCCAAGCTCGCATAAAGTCTCCGATCTTGCCATCGGGAATGCCCGCAAGGATGACCCCGGCGTAGCGTTGTAAACCTGAATGTTCTTGTGAGCCTTGCCCCACCTTTCAAACTGGCGAGCATGAACCCTGCGCCGATCCTCCGGCGTGTTCTTCAGCCCGTTGGTGTAGGGGCCGAAGTAGTGCGTCCCGTGGAAGTCGGCGCCGAACAGAAGGATTTGAGTAGCGCCGAGAATCTTTGCAACCTCAAGCCCCAGCACGCCGCTGCATGACTCCGTGACAACATTGGACGCGATAACCCGCTCAACGCCGTTTTGAGCCGTTACGCTGAACTTTCGCCCCGCAAACTCTTTCGCATTCGGATTGCGACGCCACCATGCTACGTCATTCGCGGCCAGAGCATCGGCCCATGGAGCCAGCTCGTATGCGCCATTAACGGCGACTACGCGCAGATTCCTCACTGAATTCGCCACATCTTGCGACATGGACGGCCCGGTGCAAAGGACAGCGAACAGCATCAGGGCGCCGGATACCAGCCTGCGGTCACGCGCCAGATGACGCCGGTCGTGGCCGGACAAACGATGGTCGTCGCGGTGTTTTGTGCGGACGCCGCGATCGGGTAGGCGAAATCCTCACGCAAGGGCCACGACGATCCCTGCGCGGCAGCATCGGCAGGAAAACTGAAAACCAAGCTGCCCGGGAGGTTGGTCGTGGTCACTAGAACGGGAGTCGAGCCTGCGGTCAGCAGGGCCGAAGTGAGGCGGTTGATCGACACATAAGTGATGTAGTGGCGCAAGCCTGCACCCGGCGCGGCGAGTGTCAGCGTGCACGCTACGCCAGTGGCAGCGGTATTCGTGCCGATGTCTGTCGTCACCATGCCGCCCAGCGAGAGATCCATCGGGGCGGTGTCGGCCATGAGCGTCGCTATGGCAGCGCCGGACGTGTGCGCGGTGTCGCGAACGCGCACCGATTTGTACTGACTGCACGTTCCGATCCAGACGCCAGCAGCCGTGCCAACGATGGTGGCGACGTATCGCTTTGCCGCCTGGTTCACCGGGCGCATGGGGATCGGCGTCCAGTTGTCCCCGTCGACCGTGCCGGAGACTTCAGCGGTCAGGCTAAAGGTTCCGCGAAGATCAACGGACACCGATGCGCAGCCATCGCACGGAAGGACGATCTCCGCATTGACCGCCCCCAATGTCCCGGTCAGGAAAAGGGATTCACGCGGATGAAGCGTGCCAACCGAAAGGTCACGCGATAGCTTCGACATGTCAAGTCCTGTAGAGAAGGTTTACGGGGCCGCTCTGAGTTGACGAGAAGCCAATCAGTAGCGTGAATTCATCAGTCCCCGCATTCGCCGCGAGGTAGGACGTGTCAAGCATATCCGGCGTGTTTTCGTCCGCGTCCGTTGTGGGCGCCAAGCGAATTTCAATCACATCGGAATCAGTAATGCCAACGGCGGCAATAGTCGATTCATAGCAGCGCGTGTTGTTCGGAAGCGTGACGGTTGTTTCCGTCCATGCGCCCATCGTTCCCGGCTCGCCTTGTATCCCTTGGATACCCTGAATGCCTTGGATACCCTGCGGTCCCGTTGCGCCGGTTTCTCCGGTTGGCCCTTGCGGTCCTGTGTTTCCGGTTGGACCCGTGGCGCCAGTCGCGCCTGTTGCGCCATCATCGCCGTCCGTCCCGTCTGCACCAGCAATACCCTGCGGGCCTTGTGGACCTGCTGGACCTTGTGCGCCCGTAGAGCCAGCAGGGCCAGTGCTTCCGGTTGCGCCAGTGTCGCCGGTTTCGCCTTGAATTCCTTGCGGACCTTGGGGGCCAGTCGGGCCAGTTGCTCCCGTTGGACCTGTAGGGCCAGGAACCGTGGAATCCGCCCCAGTCGCGCCGGTCGCCCCTTGCGGGCCTGCTGGACCCGTAGCGCCAGCCGGACCTTCCGGTCCTGTGTCTCCGGTCACATAATCCAGTGCAATCCAGCGTGACGAGCCGTCCCCAACCTTCAGGCGATTTGTATCAGTCTCAAATCCGACCTCGCCCGATAGCAGAATCGGGTTGACTGAAATCCATTCCGCCGCCGCTCCCTTTCGGAACTGAAACCGCATCCTCATGGCCCGCCGCCTTCCATCACGATGGTGGTTTCTGTGGGTTCCATGATCCCTGAGGAACACGGAAGCGTCTGGTATTCCAAGCCGCTAACCGGATCGCTGAGAACACCCTCGATGTTGTAATACTGGTCACGGAAAAGAATCCGCATCCCGGCATTGATGTCACTACGCCGCCTGATGGTTATCCGTGCCGTGACCTTCGATTGCATTTGCTGGGCAGCGATGAATTCCTTTGCGCTCAATGGCTCGACAGAAGCCCACATGAAAGCGACATGGCCCCAAAACGTCTCACGGTCGCCATTGCTGTCAAGAATTTCAACGAACTCTTGCAGTTCAACCTGATGGCGGAGTTTTCCGGCTGCGAGTGACATCAAATCACCGTCGATTTACGAAGCCCAGCCAGTAGCGCCGTTGCGCCTTTGCTCAGCACATAGCCGTGGCCAGCATCAGCAGGCACCACATTCTCGCCCTCGCCTTCACGGAACCGGAACTGCGATGCCAGTTCAACCAATACCGCAGCGCGCACAACAGGCTTTACCGTTGGCTCGCCAGCGGAATTCAGAGCCGGAAATGGTTCGCCCGCGCTATCCAAGATCGGATCGCCTGCGGAGTCCAGTGCCAGCACGTACAAACGCCAATCGTCCTTCAGCCATGTGGCGACCGCTTCAGATATGGCGGGAATGAAGATATCCAGCCAGCCGTCATCGGCACCGCCCGAGCTAGTCGGTTCGTCAAGCCGTAGCTGGTAGCGTGCATCTTGGTGCGTTACGAGGTCCATCATTGCAGCTTCACCGGCTCGCGTGGTGTAACGTCCTTCCCATCCTTCCCGCGTGCGCCGTCTGCGCCCTTACGCGCTGCCAACTGCCAATCCGATGCCTGATAGCTTGGCGCCTCAGACGTGGAGCGTTTAGCGAGCCACAAATGCCCGTCGTGAGTGGTGAACTCGCCAGCCTTGGCGGACATATTCGGACCCCAGAATCCGATGTGCTTGAACTCGGGGATTGGGAAGCTGATGGACTTCGATTGATCGCCGCGCGTGAACTTGAATACCGCCGAACCGTCTACTAGCTCAACTGAGGCATCCTCGAATCCGAGACCATCCTTGCCGTCTGTCCCGTTGGCCCCATCCTTTCCGACGAACTGGCCCAAGTCCTTTGTAGTGCCATCGCTCAGGACCGCCAGCAATCGGCCACCCTCTGCGCGGAATAGGTCTTTTACGTCCAGACCATCGCGCCCCGGAGCACCTTTCTCGCCAGCGATTCCGGGAATGCCTTGTGCGCCGTCCTTACCGTCAACACCGTGGCGGATAGGATTCGCTTCCATATGCTTTGTGACCGCTTCCGCAGCCTGCAATGCCATGATAGGAACGATCTCGGCACATGCGGCCAACTCCCGCACGACATCCGCAATGTCTATCGGGTCGGCATCGGCTCCCCTTTCGCCAGGATCACCCTTCTCGCCTCGCTCGGGCTGCCGCACCTCCAATTCCTCGATGCGCTTAATCAGCGGCTCCACCGCCTCACGAACGATGGCACCCATCGCCTTGCCGAACTCAACCGGATCAATCATTGCAATGCCTCTTGGCGTGTCGATGCGATAGCCTTTAGCATGAATAATTCGCTGGCCATCCGTTTCAGTTCATCATCAGGGGTGTCTGCCGTTTCTTCTGGATCATCTTCCACTGGGTCTTCGATCACAGGCTCGCTCGGATCGGGTGCCGCATTCGGTGACCTATTGAGCATGGCTTGTGCCAGCGGAAGGTCCTGCTGCTGAAGGTATACCGTATCGCCACCTTCCAGCGGCTTCAGGTTGAAGCCCATGCGAGCCTCGTTAGGCGTCTTGATTCCGCCACCTACCAGCTTGGTCGCAACCTCGGCTTGCTTGCCCACGTCCATGCGCAGCAATGGCTCCAGGTCCATTTCAACGGCAAGGGGCGCGGAGATTTGCAGCCCTTCGTCCAGAAGGTTCTCCATCGCCTCGATATGGGCCTGCAATGCGTCGTCGTAGTACAGCAGATTTATCGCATCAACGCCCAAGCCAGCAGGGATGGTCCCAATGCCTATCTTGAATGGCGGAATACCAAACGGCTGGCATATCTGCTCATCGCTGTAGCGCATCTGTTCAACAAGCTGCGAATCGGCAGACTTCATGGCAAACGGGGTGAACTTCATATCCGCACCCACTACGGCAATCTTGCCCGCATTGGTGCCGGTGTAGTTCGTCTGCCAGTACGCCTTGACGGCTTCTGCGTCCTTTTCGGACATGCCAGCAGGCGCAGTCAGGATGCCGCCCGGTTGCGCGTTGTTGCCGAAGAACTCTGCGGAACTCTTGAGAATCTTGAGGTTCTTAACCGCTGGCCAGTGCGCCGCACACAACGGGGGCACGCCGATCAACTGGTGATGAAAGCAATTCATCCGGTCATGGATGATTTCACGCGCCGGAATGATCAACTGTTCGCCGGGGTAATTCTCCGGCAGCAGGTTCGATGCGACGTTGTAGTTTAGCTGGTAGAAAACATCCCCGGAGTCAGATACCAAAGGCACGACGTTGCACGGGTCAAGCACATACAGCCGAACAACAACGCCACGATTGTCGCGGCCCTTCAGTACATACGTGTTGCCGTGCTGTAGCTTCGACAGTATCCACGCCTCGCGGAACTGCTGCGCCGTCTGATAGCCGTTAGGCTTCGCCAATACCGGAGAATATGCCGGATTCTTGACGGTCGTCCATGTGCCGTTTGACTGCTCTTGCTTCAACTCATACGGCAGTTTTCCAATGTCGCTAGAGATTCGGTTAAGGCAGGCATAGAGCGTCGGATAGCACAACAGAGTGCCGCGCTTTTCCTCGACATTCTGCTGCCACGCGCCACTGAACGGCTCCATGATAGTGCGCCATCCATCGCGCCAACCATCAACAGCGTGCAGCGCCTTTTCTTTACGCCCGATCTGTAAACCGAAAATTTTCATGTCATTCCGAGCTAGGGGCGCGTCCGGGACGCTTGCGCGGGGTGCCGTCGGTCTTGTAGCCCCAAGGCGCTTCCTCGGACGCCTCTGAAACCGTCTCGTCTACAGGGCTTGTCCACACGTCGTCGTCACTGAGCACGACATTCAATTCAACAGGGCGGGTCAGAGATACCGCAGCAGGCTGCATATCGCGCGTCTGGTAAGTCTGCGAACGGGCCTCTGCCAGCTTGCCGACCTTTATAAGCAAATTAGCCGTCTTATCGCGCAACTCAAACACATCGCCCGGTTGATGCTTGCCGAACTTTCGGCCAATGGGTGTTACTAGCATTTGTCACCTCAAAAGAGGGGCGAGGCCGAAGCCCCGCCGCTCAAAGTCACTCAGTCAATCAGCAGCTTGTCGGGAATCCTTCAATCCATTGAATGGCACCCGAACGGCGGGGGCCCCACCAAATGAATCTTTCCGCCCTGAGGGCAATGCTATTAGTTTGCCACATGGACACAAGGTTCGTGCCCGAAGCCACAACCGACGGATTCGACGAACCTGCCGGGGTATCCGACATTTCAATCGATGCCTGCTCGGAAGCGTCCAACGTCACGCTGCCATCGTCAGCCAGGAAGATTTCAGACTCATCAACCAGGATGAACGGAGCACCACCCGATCCGCCATTCTGCGCAAGGTACTGCGAGACGCGGAGCGGGATACCGTCAAGCGTTCCGCCAAACGGGGTGACGCCCGTGAACGCCGGATTACCCAGTGCATCGCGGGTGAACGACAACAGGCGAGCGACAGCAGGCGTGGTGTAATACGCCGGACGTGCGCCGATGTTGGTCGAATCCCACGGTGCCCACAGGCGCAGAAGCGCACAGCGGATGTCGTCAGGGTCAAGCGATGTCGGGCCAGCGACCGGCGCGACGCCGTTCAACAGGCCAGCAGGCGAGACGTTCGCAACGGCAGCCACATCGGGATCGAACAAGTCCGAATCAATGCGGGCAATCACGGCATCGGCAATGGTGTCACGCACCAATGCTTCAGCGGACGGATCGGAGAACCGAGCCAACTCTTGCGTGATAACGGCAATCGCGGCGACCTTGGTGTAAGGAATCGTGGTCGCGTTGAAATCCGTCTTGGTGACGGGCTTTGCTTTACCCTGTCCGACCCAGTACGCCGTGCCGCCGCTGGTCTGGCCGGCAATGCGGACGTTGAACGGAACCGGGCGGAACTGAGCCTGACCGATCAAGGTGCGCGGGCGCAGGTATTCGATGAAGTCGCCACCGAACGTGTTGGCATACACCAGCGGGGAAGCCCACGTTGCGTTCAGCGTGTCGCCAGCCGCCACGGTCGCCTTCATGACGATCATCTGCGACAGGTTCGCGCCTTCCTTCTGCGCCTTCAGGGTCTGGACAACGGACTCGGTAAGCGGGTAGTGCTTCTCGGCAAAGCGGAACGCCTTTTCGTGGTCGCCCTTCGCGGCGGTCAAGCACATGGCATAGCGGGCAAAGGCAATACCCTTGTCCAGCTTCTCGGTCTGCTTCAATTCAGCAGGCACGAACGTGCGGCCACTGCCGTCTGCCTTGGCATTCGCGTTGGCGTCTGCCTGATCGTTCACTGGCCGTGCCGACTTGGCCTGCATGGCCTCCAGCTTGGAGTAGCGAGAAATATCTTCGTCGAGATTCTTGATCTCGGTTTCGACCGCATCGAATTCCGACTGCTCTGCGGTATTCATCGAACGATTTTCGTCCATCGACTTCTGAGCGACGACGTTCATCCGCTCTTGAGCAGATTCACGCGCAGCCTTTACACCGGCAAGATGCTCGGCGACTGTTTTACCAGACATGGTGATTTCCTTTGGTAGCCTCGCCTCTCGGCGATGCGGATAATTTGGTCCGTCTCACGACGGTCTGGCAGGCATGCGGTTCCTTTCCACGGGAACCTAACCCCTTCCACGGGATGCCTGCAAATAACTAGGTGTTGCGCAGACGGAATGACCCGTCTGGATTCATCAGCGTCTTGATCTCTTGGCGTACGGGCCTGATTTCATAGCCGCCGTTGATGATTCTTGGGAGTTGTGTATCGTTCGCCTTGATCGCGTCAATCACATCACGCGGCAATGTGCCGTCTCGCATTGATTTGAATGACGTGATCACAGCTTCAGGAAGTGCGGGAATCGAAACGCTAGAAAGTTCATAGACTGAAATCTCTTGGTAATCAATGCCGCCCTTTTCGTTGTATGCGTATTTGAGAGGCTGGAATCCGATGCTAACGAATCGCACGATTCCAAGCGCAATCTCTCCCCACGCGGTATCAAGCCGATCCTTTAACGGACCCGGCTCATCGTGCTGGGGAATCTCAGCCTCAAAAGCAACGCCTTTCTTCGTGGGCTTGTCAAACCAAACCTTTCCGATTGGGGAATTTCTATCGTGCTGATGAAGTAGAACAAGCGGGTTGACGAATGAAACGCCAAGCGGATTCACGGAATCCATCATGCGATCAACGGTAGGGGTGCTCGCTATCCCTGAGAATTTACGCTTCCCAGACTCAAGGGACTTGACCTCAAAAGCCGAGTAAGCCCTGTTCGCTATGTTGCTCATTACTTTTCGCCTTCCGAATCTTTGGGTTTTTCTTGTGGCTGGGGCTGTGGCGTAAACCTACGCTTCACCCTGTCTTTCAATTCGCGCAGCTTCTGCCTGCGCCGCTCACATGCTGAACAGGCCATCTAGCCCACCGTAAACATTAGGAGAGGCTTTGCAACCTCGTTGACATTCTGCGCAGCGCCACCCATCGCCATTGCCAGCGCAACCATTCCATCAATTCGGCCAGTCGCCTTGCTCTTGTCCAGCTTCCGATTGCCAGCAGGGTCGCGGGTCACAATCGCGTTTGCCGCGCACATCGTCATGATCGGGTTTGCGCCATGCCGAACATTCTTGTTTGCAAACTCAGACTCCAATGCGTCTAGCGCCGGGGTCATGTCCTTGAATCCTTGGCCGAATGGCTCTAATGGCAACTCTGCGCCGATCCTCGCCAGCTCAGCCTTCAGCACGTCAATCCGCCAACGGTCGAAGTTGATCCGAATCACATTTCGGCTTGCGCAATACTCAGCCAGCCAGCGGGCGACCTGCTCATAGTCAACCGAAGCGCCTGGGGTCAGTTGCAGGAAACCGTCTTTAGCCCATACGTCATAGGGCACCCGGTCACGCCTTGATCGCTCCAATACACCGGACTGCGGCGCAAAGAACGTCGCCTCAACCTGCCAGACGTTTTCATGGTCCTTTGCTACTGCAACAATGGCCGTCAAGTCATTACGGCTCGAAAGGTCAAGGCCCATATAGACCTCGCCAAACTGAATCGCATCAGCGTCAATCGGACCAGAGCATTGGTCCCATACCGTTCGGGCCATGAACGGATTGGTCAGGTTCACACGCTGATTCAGCACCAGATTCCGGTAAGCTGATTCGCTGGACGGCATGCGGCGGGCAGATTCGGCCTGCCTGAATACCTCGTCCTTGTTCATGAACGCATCAAAATGCGGGTTGGCTTGCCGTATCGCCTTCTCGCTGAATGGGTCTAGATTCTCGTCTGCGGTATAGAGCCGGACCTTGACGGTTGGATCTTCGCCCCGCTTGGCATCCTCAATCAGTACCGATAGCAGATCGGCATCAGTCGGGGCTTGGGTTGAAATGACAATCGACAGCGGTTCCTCTTGGGCACCTGCCGCCGTTTCAATCGCCTCATATAGCTCAGACCGTGGCCCGCGAACCTGCCCCAATTCATCATGGACCGCAAAGGCTGGGGACAGACCATAGGCCGTCGATGCCTCGGCGCTCAGCGCCCGGTACAAGGTGCCCAACTCGGCACATGCCAGTTGCTTGGCCGTGTCCCTGACAACCACGTACTGCGACAAGTCCGGAGACATGCGAACCATCTTGGCAGCCAGCGCGAACAACACGCCAGCCTGATCCCGAGACTGCGCCGCGCTGAACAACTGACTGTTTGGTTTAGCTTCCGGCCCAACAAGGTGCAGCAACAACAACATGGCGGACATCGCCGTTTTGGCGGATTGACGTGCTGAAGGCTGAGCTGGCGAGGATCGGCGCAGAGTTGCCATTAGAGCCATTCGGCCAAGGATTCAAGGACATGACCCCGGCGCTAGACGCATTGGAGTCT